GACCTTTTTATGAAAGGCATCTGCATACAAGGCGGTGTGCGTAACGCAAACCAACGTGTATATCCTGTAAATGAAATTGGTAGGGCTGTCAAAACTCTCAACGATCAAGTATCAGGAGGATACAGTGTTCTTGGAGAAGTTGATCATCCAGAAGGTCTAAACATTAATTTGGATCGCGTAAGTCATATGATCACAGAAATGTGGATGGATGGCCCAAACGGTTACGGAAAAATGAAAATTCTACCAACTCCGATGGGGCAGTTAGTTAGCACTATGATACAAAGTGGTGTTAAACTAGGTGTTTCATCGAGAGGCAGTGGTAACGTAGTAGAAGGCAGTGGCGAAGTTAGTGATTTTGAAATCATTACCGTTGACGTTGTTGCCCAACCAAGTGCTCCTGGGGCGTATCCTACGCCTATATATGAGCACCTAATGAATGCCCGTGGTGGGTATAAGGCATACGAATTGGCACAGGCAACAAAACACGACGACAAGGCACAAAAATATTTAAAAGAATCGCTGGTTAATATAATCAGTCGACTCCAATAAAAGGAGACTATAATGTTGGATGCACTAAAAACTTTATTCGAAAACGATGTTGTTTCTGAAGAAGTGCGTCAATCTATCGAAGAAGCATGGGAAGCTAAAGTTACGGAAAACCGTAAATCTGTCACAGCTGAACTTCGTGAAGAGTTTGCTAAAAAATACGAGCATGACAAAGGTACAATGGTTGAATCAATTGATAAACTATTGGAAGAGCGTCTTGCATCAGAACTTCAAGAGTTTGCAGAAGACCGCAAACAACTAGCAGAAGCTAAAGCAAAGTATGCAGTAGCACAGCGTGAAAACGCTAACCTAATGCAAAAATTTGTAATGGAAACGCTAGGTAAAGAAGTAGGCGAATTACACGAAGATCAAAAAGCTATGGCAACAAAGTTTTCAACGCTTGAAGAATTCGTAGTTGAAGCACTGTCTAAAGAAATTGCAGAATTTTATGAAGACAAGAAAGACTTAGCGGAAACCAAGGTTAAACTTGTAAAAGAAGCTAAAACAAAATTTGCACAGGTTAAGAAAGAATTTGTTGCGAAAGGTGCGACATTGGTATCTGAAACAGTTTCTAAGAAACTGGGCCAAGAAATTGGTCAGTTAAAAGAAGATATCGAAACTGCACGTACAAACGACTTTGGTCGCAAACTATTCGAGGCATTTGCTGCCGAGTATAGCACTAGCTACCTAAATGAAAAGTCAGAGACTGCAAAATTGCTAAAAGTCATTAACATGAAAGAAAAGCAAATTGCAGAAGCAAAAACCTTAGCCGTTAAGGCTAAAGCTCTTGCAGAGACAGCTACTTCTGAAAAGAAGAGTTTAGTTGAAACTGCTAAGAGAGAGAAAAAATTAAACGATTTAGTTGCGCCTTTAGGTGTAGCTCAACGTGAGATTATGACAGACTTACTGGAAAGCGTACAAACTGAAAGACTTCAGAGTTCGTTCGATAAGTATCTCCCGGCAGTAATTGACGGAAACACTCCAGCTAAGAAGAAGGCGAAAATAACAGAAGGCAAAGAAGTAACAGGCAACCGTGACGAAATGTCACAAACTAACGTTAGTTCACAGGCGGACGCAAAAGACAACTTGGTTGACTTTAAGCGTTTAGCTGGATTACATAATTAAGGAGAAACCAAATGTCAGAACTATTAGAAGGTCGCTGGCAGGACACTAAAACTGCACTTCTTGAAGGCCTATCAGGCACAAAGAAAGCTGTAATGGAATCAACTCTAGAAAATACACGCACGTATTTGAAAGAGTCCGCAACAGCAGGTGCAACATCAGCAGGTAACGTAGCAACTTTAAATAGAGTTATTTTACCAGTGATTAGACGTGTTATGCCAACAGTGATTGCAAACGAAATCGTAGGTGTTCAGCCTATGACTGGCCCAGTAGGCCAAATTCATACACTACGTGTACGTTACAGTGATAACGGTGACAATGTTGCCGCAGGTGATGAGGCTCTAAGCCCATTCAA